ACTGTGGAGCTAACCCAAGATGAATTTGACGCACTTGTTGATTTTGCTTTCAATTGTGGTTGCGGTAATCTTAACCACTCCACACTCCTAAAGAAAGTTAACGCTGGAGATTTTGAAGGCGCTGCTGAAGAATTTTTAAAATGGGATATGGCTGCTGGTCATCACATGGCTGGTTTACTCAAACGCAGACAAGCGGAGGAGTTAGAGTTCATGAAAGGATTTGGCAATGCCACTAGCTAAAGGAAGTTCTAAGAAAACCGTATCTCGCAACATTAGCAAGATGGTTCGAGAAGGTTACCCACAAAAGCAAGCTGTAGCAGCAGCACTCTCTACTGCGAGAAAGGCTAAGAAAAGTGGCAGAGCGAAAAAGAGGTCCTAACCTTTCCGTCGGTCGCGGAGAAAAGCTTTCAGTATCCCAAGGCGGTGGACTAACCACAAAAGGCCGAAGGAAATACAACCGAGCAACAGGAAGCAAATTAAAAGCACCAACAAAATCAGGGCCACGGCATAAATCATTTTGTGCTCGCTCTAAAAATTGGAAGGGTGAACGCGGTAAAGCCGCAAGACGCAGATGGGGGTGCAGATGAAACCGGGACTTTATGCCAATATCCACAAAAAGCGTGAGCGTATCCGTAAAGGGTCAGGCGAGCGCATGAGAACGCCAAGCGCAAAAGGCGCGCCCACCGCAGAGGCTTTTCGCAAATCAAAGAGAACGGCCAAAAAGCGTGGCAGACGATAGTCATTACAAGTCTTTGCTCAAAGCCGTTACTTGGCGTATTACGGGCAGCATTGACACCTTTGTGTTGTCTTGGATTATTACGGGTCAAGCCAACCTTGCGGTCACCATCGCTTTTGTGGAACTGTTCTCCAAGATAGCTTTGTACTGGCTTCATGAACGCGTCTGGTTAAAAATTAAACTGTAGGACGGCATCAATTTGGCAACTGTAACTCGTAGAGTGGAAAGCCGAAAAAACCCCTACTTGTTGCATCCTTGAATGTCGGCTTAACTGCCGTCAAATAATTATGCTACATACTCGTTGACTGACCGAGAAGCGCGTAGTGCGTCTTTTGGCGTGACTGCCAATATGTCCATGTAGTAGATAGTCATGGTGCTGCGCCGTTGTTTGAGCGTCCAAATGTAATCAAACAAGTAATCAATATGATGCGTCTGGTCATGTTCTACTGCCCCCATGAACGCGCCAAAGTTATCAAACAAAAAGAACTTGCTATACCCCTTAAATGTGAGGTCATAGATGAGCTTTTTGAACAACTCTAACTGCGTCTCGGTTTGATAGTCAGCTTCAAAATAAAGCATGGGAGTCTGTTCAAACTTGTATGAATTGAGCACATCGTAATCCATGCCATCAACATCGACTTTAATTAAATCAGGTTTATAGCCAAATTCGCTGATGATGCCTGTCAGCGGTACACCAACAGTCCCAATCGTATTTTTCATTAACCGCACTTTGGTTTGGAGTTTCTCCTCCACAAGTTTTTTGTTTTGTTGCAGCGCAGCAAAGAAATGCTCTTGAGGCTCTGCACAGAAAAACTCTAATTGCGGATTGACTTGTGCCATGGCTGCCATGGTTGCGCCTACATTGGCTCCCACATCAATCACATCACCCGTCAAAGACTTGGCTAAATGAGGCAAAAAGCGGTCATAGAGCTTATGTTGCTGCTGGTAGTAGGGTAAGGTATGCCGATCGGTCATTTCGATCAGTAGATTGCCTAACTGGTACTTCATGGCGCACCTACTAACTGCCCTTCAAAGGCGTAAGTGCCAATGTGTGACAACTGCGCCCATGGAGCTGCATGAACTTGACCGCCATTCATGCGCCAAATACGGCAAAAATGATAATCCTCTGATAACAAGCGATTAGTGCCAGGCTCAATCGAGGTTGCAAAGTATTCGCGAATTTGCTCTGCTTGTTGCATTTGACCAGACAAATCGCCTACATCATTGCTATACGCTGGTACTTTGTCGGCTAATTGCTCAAATACCGTGCGTTTGATGAGCATGAACCCTGTCCCGCCATTAAAAATTTCTACTGGTTGATTGACAGGCACAGTCACTTCGCCTTGGTAATCAACCAAATTAACCACAAAAGAGCCTGTATGGTGCTTTAGCTGGTCATTAGGCACACCATTGTCCATCGCCTGTTTGACGGTGTTCCAGTTAATCTCTTTTTTGGGATAAATCCCGCAAATAATGTCTTTGTCCACTTCTAGCATCGCCAAAATGTCAGAAGGTCTAAATTTGATATCAGCATCAATAAACATCAGGTGCGTACAACCCGTTTTCAAAAAGGTGTGAGTAAGCGCGTTACGGGCGCGAGTAATGAGGCTCTCGTTAAACATATAGCTAAACTGAGTCTCAATACCCTGTTGCGTAAACAAGGCTTGCATCTGCTGTACTGATTGGGTGAAGTATCCAGCGCACATCCCGCCGTACATCGGAGTTGCTACAAACACTTTAATTTGACTGTTGTCCATAATTTCCCTTAATTGGTTGTACTTTGATGACCACAATGTCACTTTTCACTTTGTGAATCGTAAACATATTGTTTTGATGCTCTTTTGCTACGCGTTTGCGATAGGCAATCTCTTTTTGAAGGATGTGCCAAAACGGTGATTTGATAATCATTGTTGTTCTCCCACAATTTTGTAGAGCTTGTATTTTTTAGATTCGTGCCATTTGTCTAAGATGAGGTAGCCGTCACGCTTGAGTTCACCGACCCTGGTGGCCAACTTCATCGTGCCAGCCTCTTTGAGCGCATCTAACGGCGATTTCCAGCCACGCTTTAAGCACTTGATAATTTCTTGTCTTTGAGTTAATTCCATTTGTATCCCCTTAAAAAGTTAGAAAGTGCCAGCTTGCCTAAAAAGGGCGGCTGGCGCACCCTTCCTAACCCCATTTAGGCTTGGGGAGGTACAACATCTTCTTCCATCAATCCAATCATGACGGTGCAACCACCGCCTTTGATCGTCAATCCGCGTTCAATAGTGATGCGTTGAACGCTAACATCGTCTGTATATACGATGCCGATAAGTGAGTCCAATATTGGTTTGACACAGTTGTCAATATCCATAAGTTTTTTAGACCGTGGTCTAAGAATGATGTCCACCCATACTGGTTTATCGCCGTAATTGGGTACGCGCCATTCCTTGCAATAAGCTGCCACATCATTTTTAAAATCCCTTCCCCGTTGGCTAATGAACCTACGATGCCCGCTGGCAATCCAGTAATTGTTAATTGATGGCGGATAGGGTAGGTTCAAATGAATCATTAGCAGTTAATCGGTTTCCATGGGCCTTGGCTATCAACATCCCAGCAACACATTCCACCGCGCCCATCAGGCACGCATTTGGTGGTTGCATAAGCACTTGATACCAACAATACCAACATCATAGCAATTACTTTTTTCATCATCTACTCCTTAGAAAGGTACATCGTTGTCATTGACTTCGCGAGGGTAAGTTCCCGCGGCTTGTGCTGGTGGTTTCCAGTTATCTTCCGATAAGCTGATTAACTGCCCTTTTGGGGTGTTTTTAGTCCACCCCGCCAACTTCACCACCTGACCCGCTTTGTAATCTTCGGAAAGCAAAATCGTGCCTTTCCAATCAGGTGACTTCTCGCTGGTTCTTTTCTCGTTCATAAAGAGAACGCCTTTGCCCATCTGGGCGATGTGTCCGTTAGACATTTTTGATTTCCTTTCTGTGGATTGCAAGTTTGGATAAGAACTTTGCGGTTGTATTGCCGTCAAAAGACTTTGTATATTCTTCATTTACTGCCCTAAATTGTTTGATCTTCTCGAACTTTTCCTCTGCACTAAATTTGGTTGATTCATGAATCTTGGCGTGCATTTCGGCAAAGCCATCAATCCAATCCTCTTGGCAAATGTATTTTGCATAGGGTTCATCCATGCCAGGAACATAAAGCGGCAGCGCAGCGTCCACAATGTCATCTGGAATAGCTGATAAATCAACGACATTCGGAATAACAGAACCCATCTCTTTGACAGTCTTAGCCAAAGGCTTGTCGTCAAAGCTTTCTACTTCTTCGGGGCTATAAAATCCTGTGACACTTCCTGGAAAGACGCTACGGATTCCTTCGCTAATGCAACGGCTTCGGAGCATTGCTCGAGGAAATTTCTGCCACCCACTTCCAGATTTGACCAATCCGATGCGTCCAGCTTGTTCAATAGTCCATGTAACCGCAAGAGAGCCACCATTAGGATGTTCAAAGACTCCTGTAACTCGATCATCTGTGTATTCTTTCCAATCAACTTTTCCTCCCGCGTTTTGAAAGCGTGCAAGCATCGCGTCAGCCTTGAGTGCTGGGCGACCTTGAATAATGTGAAAATCCCGTGCAGCAGTCGCGGGGTGTAAACCCTCTGCCTGTGCTACGGCCATCAAGGCAAGAACGGAATTCTTGTCCTTCATACCAAACAGACCAGACGCGGCAATAGCCGTAGCCATCTGCTCCATTTCTGAATATGCGACTAAATTAGACATGAATCATCTCCGATAGTGTGTAAATCGTGTCAATAACTGATGACACGGCCATAATCCAAACTGCTATATCAATGTTGCTCATTTGACTAAGAACCTCCGTGCGCCTGGTTGTTCAACAACAAACTGTTCATAAATGTCAGGCATAGCAGTTTTGAACAGATCAGCACTAAAACGCTTACTAGATTTGCTGGACTTCCAAGTGACCAAAGAAGTGCCATCAACCGCGCGAATCTCTTGGTTCTCAGCCATTAGATTGCGAATCTGCACCTCTAAAGCTTCCTCAGCAGTCTCCAGATGCTTAATCTGACCCTTAATATCTCTAAGCTGAGTGATAGCCATTTCAACCTGACGCGTAGCCGTAATGACTCCATCGGTGCTTGCGGGATACATAATCTTAGTTTGGTCAATAGTTTCAGCTGGCGGTAAGTTGCCTGATTGGGCGTATCCCCAGACCTCAGCCATTTTCTTAATGAGATCATCTTTCTCGCTTTCTGTAATGTCAAATTCAAAAGTCTGGAATTCTTGACCGCCAAATAGCACGGCAAGATAGATTTTTTGTACACCATGACAAGCAGCTTCATGCACCAGCTGGGCATAATCCGCATCAGGAATGCGATTGGAATCAGTATCAAACTTGTTTCTAACGGCAGCATTGTAGTTTTTCGCCTCTACAAGTACAGAGCCATCAGCAGAAACAAAATCAAAATGGCTACGAAACCAATCGTGCTTGGGGTGGGTGATCGCATAATCAGCATCCTTTAATTCAATTTTTAAGCGGTCTTGTGCCAGCCGACCAATGATCGGTTGCATGGTGTGACCCATTTGGACTGCCTCAACATGAGACAGATCAGGCAATTCTTTCTTGCCTTGCTTTTCCAAAATAACATCCACTATCTTGCCATTGGCTACTTTGCGGGAATCCCCGCTCCAAATGGCTGAATTGCGTACTTCGGGCGCGAAATCTTGTTGATTGTTCATGCTTATCTCCCAAAAGGAATAGTAGATAAATCATCGAGATCAGATGATTCTTTAGGTTCAAACCACTTAGCGTCTCTACCGCAAGAGCCAACAACATCACCGCGTTGATCTTTGCAAAGAGCAAAAACGGTTTTGCCTGTGACCAGGCTGATCGGTAGTTTGGGGGAAACGCATAACTCCGCGATAGTGCGGGGTTCGTAGTGTTTGCAATTAACGCAAAATTTCATAAATTGTCCTCTCATAGTTAGGATTAAATGTGTACT